TTGATATAAAATTAAATGTTGATACAGCAAAAAAATAATATCGCGAGATAATTGGATAAATTTTGAATTTTTTCTCGCAACAGAACTAGGAAAAACTTTACAGGAATTACGTTCTTTAATAACAGAAGAAGAACTGATATTTTGGGCTGCTTATTATGAAGTTAAGAATGAAAGAGAAAAAAGAGAAATAAATCGTCAAAGAGCAAATAAAAGGTAATATATAAGAAAAGGTTTTGTTGATTTGTGGCACAGGCTAATGTAAAACTTACAGTTGATGCTTCGCAGGCCACAAGAGCATTAAAAGGCGTACAGGCGCAATCGACAGGGTTACAGAATAATTTAGGGAAACTTAAGGCCGCATTTGCGGGTGTTGCCTTTACCGCTGTTGCAAGACAGGCTGTAACAACAGCTTCAGATTTTCAGGCTTTACAGCTTAGAATGAAAGTTCTAACGTCAGAATTTGGCGAATTTGCAGGGGCGCAAGAATTAGTAAGAAAGGCGCAAGATAGATTTAATTTATCAATAATTGAAGCAACAAAAGGCGTAACAGATATTTTTGCAAGATTAAGACCTCTTGGAATTTCTTTAAAAGATATTGAAACAACTTTCATTGGTTTTAATACTATTGCAAAATTAGCGGGATTAAATGCAACAGAGGCAAGCGCGGCGTTTACTCAACTAGCACAGGGTTTAGGTTCTGGGCGTCTACAAGGGGATGAATTTAGAAGTATCGCAGAACAGGTTCCGCAACTATTAAAAGCCATATCAGACGAAACTGGCATTGCTTCAGGTAAATTAAAAGATTTTGCGTCAAAAGGATTGCTCAAATCTGACATCATTTTGAGAGCTTTAGCAAAATCAGCGGATGAAGGTGCAGACAAAATTGGTGCGATCATGGACGCTTCGCCCGCAGAAGTATTTAAATCATTTAACAACGCTGTCCTTGAACTTCAATTAACACTTGGCGATAAATTATTACCTGTAGTTATTAAAGCAACTAAAGGTTTGACAGCATTAATTGAAGGAGTTGTTAGTTTTGTTGATAGTGAAGCGGGAACAGTTACATTTACATTTATTGGAATTGCGGCGGCTATAAAAGGAATTTCAGTTGTTGTTCCTATTGTAGCGGCACAAATAACGGCATTGAAAGCGGGATTTATCGGAATTACTGTTGCGTCAAGAGTATCACTTGGAAGCCTTGTTGCTTATAAAGCTACACTTGCGGCAACTTCAGCGGGATTTGCTACAGCTACCGCCGCCGCTACTGCATTTAAAATTGCCATTGCAAAAACTGGAATCGGTCTTTTGGTCATTGGACTTGGGTTTGTTGCCGCCGCTTTGATGAAAGCAAATGCAGAACAAAAACAATTTAATGATCTTTTAGAACAAGGAAGCGCGGCTGAAATAACTAGAAATATTGAAGAAACTGAACAAAAAGTTAAAGATTTACAAAAAGCACTTGAAGAAGTATCGCAGGGTGGTCATGCGGGTAGAACACAAAAATTAAGAATAAAAAGAGAAATTGAAGAAGCAAATGAAAATGTTGAAAAATTAAAACTAAGTCTTGAAGATGCAAAACTTAGAGACTTAAGCAAAGAATTTGAAATGATAAAGAAAAATTTGACAGATTCAAATGCTTCTT